TAAAAATTGAAAAAGTAAAGAACAATGAATTAGATCTTGAAGACTGGCAGTCTGAGATAATGGATAAGATTATCAAGATTGAAAATGAAATAATTGAATTTGAAGAAGGTGATTCATATAACATTGATTAGCCATGGCAAAAGAAGAACAATTAAAAATTTACTCAGCATACCTGCCGTATGGATTAAAATTTAGATTTTGCCACGGATGCGCTATAACAATAATGGAATTGCATTCTGTTTGTTTTGAAAAAGGAGTCGTAAATGATAATGTTTACTTAGATCCACAGAATATTGAACCTTATTTATATCCTTTAGAATATCTAACAAGAGAGATAGAGCATGAGGATAAAAAAATTATTCCAATAGAAATTATAAAATTATGCTGTGATGAAGCACATTTTAAGTACATAGAAAGATTTATTTATTTCGAAGATTCGGTATCTATACTTCCGTGGTGGGTGATTGAATTATTGTTGGAATGGCATTTCAACGTCTTCAACCTTACAGAAGACCAGTACATAAACAAAGCAACTTTAACCAACAAATAATAAAGCAATGGAAAAGAAAATTAAAACATATCAAGATTGGCAGAGCAATTTCGATGGCGATTTAGGACAATATTTAGGAAAAGAGCCGTGCGAAATAGATGAAGAACTATATCTGTACTTGGCAGAAGTTACTCCGGCAACTTATTCAAGTCAAGATTTTATTCAAACCGGAGAAGCTTCTTTCAGTAAGTATGGGACACTTTTTTATGCAACATGCAGCTGTGTAGGAAATAAGCATTTTTATTTGGGAGACTTACCAGAATTTCAAGATTAACCCCGTGCCATCTTATGGTGGCACTTTAAAAGAATAATTATGGAAAAATACTTATTACAAAAACATCCTAACCATACACATTGGTGGATAAAAGATGGTTATTTGAATGAAAGCTATAATACAATACGAGGTGTTAGGTATATGGCTATTTGTAAAGCCGATGGATTTGAAGATGACGATTTTTGCAGTGACCAAAAAGCTGAAATTATAATTAAACAACGTAACTCATGATATTACCACAAGAACTTAGAATAGGAAATCTGGTCACAATTAATAATTACAGAGCTTGGCCAGATCTAAAAGACATCCCATTGACTGTAATTGAGCTTTCAACAGAAATGGATGAATACGAAAAAGAGCTATTTCCTAAATCAAAAGGAACAATAACCCTGCAAGGGAAAAGTGAAACATATAATCAGTTTTCACAATTTATTGAGCCCATAGAGCTAAATGAAGACTGGCTATTGAAGTTGGGGTTTGATTCAAATAATGTTTCTTATAAAATAGATAATGACAGATTTATTTTTGAGCTATATTTTTATGATGCATGGAATCTTAATTATGTAGAAAAAGAAAAATTTGGAAATGGTAGTGTTGAACTATCTGGTTATTGGAAAATTCACGAATTACAAAATCTCTTTTTCGATTTCACCGGTGAAGAACTTGAAATTAAAGAATCATGAAACAGCTAGAATTATCACTTAATAAAAGACTCCTTATTGTGGAGAGAGAACTCCATATAAAAAATGCTGTCTACTTAGATAATGGTGAGCAGCATTCATTGAAATTCCTCTGCAAAGGCCCGGATTTTACTGAGGGTATAGCGAAGGGTTTAGTTCATCAATCTATTCATACCGGCCTATTCGCTCATTATGTTAAAGGTATTCCCGTGAATACATTTTGCTATAAAACAGCTTTAGAATCATTCGAATCTGGATTAAGTACATACGGTTTCCATTGGGGTGAGAATCCTGTCAAGCATCCAGAAAATATGGACATAATCCCCGCCAGTTTTGGATGGTGGTTAAAGCAAACAAAAAAACATGACGAAGCCGAATCCCGGACCTTCAACCTGGAGAAAACTATAATATTTGAAATACTATGAAAACAAAATTTAAAAATTGCTATGTAATGATAAGTCCTTCAGGATCTTTAATTCCGCAATCAATTAGGGAATGGAGAAAGGACTGCATAAACGCTTGGTTAGAAGAATATGCAACATGGGAGGAAGCGAAAAAGCTTGGCTGGAAATGTTTAAAAGTAAATGTAAACTTTGAAATACTGTAATTATGAGAAGAGATAGTGAAATTTTACATTCCATATTGGAAGCGGTTAATAAAAATAACGCAATTACAATTTCTTTTTCAAATCGAGAGAGGATTATTATTAAGACTATGATGAAGCAGTATGCTGAAGAATGTGTAAAAGCTTCTTTAGAAAAAGCCGATAAATCATTTAAAAATACAGCTGCAAAATCAATAAATACGGCAATTAAATATTTCAATGAACGAAACCATGAAACAATCTACAAGAGAGATGTTATTTCATTTTTAAATGCTTTTCATCAATTTGAGTCACAAGGATTGTCTATTGTAGGGATGGGATACAAAAGGTTTGACGGCAAAGAAATAACAGATTTGGAAGGAGCTTATGAAGGAGGATATTTCACAGAAAAGAAAAAATATCAAATCACAACCCCAGATAACATTGAAATACTGTAAAAGATGAAATATTTAAAATCATTAAACTGGAGTGGATATTTAATTGTACTGGTGATTTCAGCCTTAGCTTCATTTGCCAATAAAAATACTATCAATGATCAAAACGTTGTTAACTGGACTAATTGGTTGGTAGGTTTTTTAATAGGAGCTGTATTAGGATTATTTATTCTTATTGCTGGAAGATCAGAGTAATTACGGCAAACCACAACCCAAAGCAAAACATTAAAACTAATTTTAAAAAATGAAAAGGATCCGTATAAAGCATTAGAACGATTTAATACTTGGTATCATAGGGGCCTTGAAGACTTGTTCTTTAGGTAAAGGAATACGACTGCAACATGAAATCAAGATAAATCGCGGCCATTATGATTCGCAAATCGAATTCACCCGGAAAGACGGAAAAGACATTCAGCCTATCGACTTCTTTATGCTTGGGTATTTCGTTGGAAGGGATTATTAGTATCTTTGTCTCATGGATAGAGAAGAACTTGAAAGGCAAATACTGGAAATTGTAAAAGAGAAACACATTAGAACCGGAGGCCACAACGGGAACAAATTCGGCGATGTTGATGAAATTCTAAAAATGTCAATCGAAGATAGAAATGCATTCCTTCAAAGGATGGTAGAAGAAAAGAAAATAGTAATAAGGGATAGCGCAAATCAAAAAATGATCATGCTTCCGAAATAAATTAAGCCCCTTTATTGACAGGGGCATTTTATTTCTGATACTTAGTAGGATATAGGGAAGTTTGATAACTTAATAAATATTTCTTCTGTCGAAAAGTTATTTACATCATCAAAATCACAGGAATTTTCTTGTACGGATTCGGGACCTACTCTTCTGCTAAGCATATTTTGAGCTGTATGATTGATAGTAAATTCATAGTTAAAGCCATCCTTGCCAAGCTTAGCATATTTTACAATTCCTTTATCATCAATTTCTTTAAAATCGAATCCACTTTTGGAGATTATGGAAATCATACTATTGCTTGCTTGTTTAAATGCAATAGACTTAAATGTTAGCATTTCTGATTGGAGTAACTTTTCAGTCGCATAAACTTTGAATTTTTCCCCATTATCGATGCCTGAAAAATAATATCTTTGAAAACTACAAAAAGAAGGATACTTTCCATCCACAATTATTTTATAACTAGACATTGACATCCGCCCATCTCTAGATACAATAACATCGTTTTGTACCCCATTTTCGTATTTTGTTAATGCATTATTACCTCTATCAAGATAACCCTCTTTTAACAAAATCCCCCAATATTCTTTTAATACTCTCTCGTCATTTTCTGAAAGAAATGAATTTGATAAATCTAAGTTTGCCATTTTTATTTAGTTTTAGTCCACAAATAACCCACAAATAAGTGACGTACACAAATAAAAGTATCCTTTTAAGCCTTTTTTAATATCATAGTACAATATTATTCTTTCTAGGCAATCCAATTTCATGATCCTGAGGATATGGTGCCCTAAAAGTCATACTTACATCTTCTTTGATACGTTCTTGTGCTTCATACTTTTTCTCTTCGTCATGCGAGTATCTGGGATCCGGAATGAACGGCATTTTTGCCATCTTGGTAATGGTAATGGTTGGGAAATGAAAATCCACTTCTACAATTCCCAAAAGCAAATAGCATCCCCCACCCTGAAACGGGTATTTTTCAAGACAGTCGGGAAAGTGAGCGGTATCAAAATAGTTCCCCTCGACATCTATCCAGGTGCCAAAGAACATCGTTCCTCTTTTAGTTGGTACATGCTTTCTTGAAATCAAGTAGGCAAGCATTTTAACCTCTCTTTTATGGTATTTGACCAACTCATTAGCCATAACATGACCTCTATATTTTGTCTGTAAAAGATCGAACGGAGTACAGGAAACCGGAAAGCTCAATATTTCGATTTCATCGAAAGCGTCTTCAAAGATATTTCGCTTCAGCTCCGGGAATTTAAAATCCTTTACGGGTTCTTCAAATAGTGTCTGAAGTCTACGGTCCGGCTTAAAATCTCCAAGCAACACTCTGGCTTTAAGCAGTAGTTCATTCTTTGGAACCCCTGCAAATCTGAAAGCTCCGATGAAAATTAGAATCTGTAGGATTTCTATACCTACCGGAATCCTTTTAACGAAATCTTCCATCGATTTATATTCTCCACCTCTCCTTCTTTCCTCCGGAATCAATTGAGCTATTTTAGACTCTACTTTCTCCAAAAGCATCAGCCCCAGATAAATATCATTGCCATAGATCGTTGTTTCATATTCGCTTTTATTTACACAGGGGTTAAGTATTATTCCACCCGCCATTTTAGCCTCATGAACATAAACTTCTGTTCTGTAAAAGCCTCCCATATTATTGATTGCTGAAACCATAAATTCCAGCGGATAATAAACCTTAAGGTAAAGACTCTGGTAGCTTTCAACTGCATATGATGCTGAATGCGCTTTACAAAAAGAATACCCCGCAAACGATTCAATCTGCCTATAGACTTCCCTACTTAATTCCTCCGAATGTCCCAGGTTCCGGCATGATTCAAAAAAATGATCCTTTACTTTTTGCAGAGCCTCCAATGATCTGTATTTACCACTCATGGCTCTTCTGAGAATATCCCCATCAGCAGCAGATAATCCACCAAAATGCAAAGCGATTTTTATCACGTCTTCCTGGTAAACCATAATTCCATAGGTCTCACCCAGCTGCTGTTCGAATACCTTATGGAAATACTCAAACTGATTAGGATTGTTATGTCTGAAGATGTACTCTCTCATCATTCCGGATTGCGCTACTCCCGGGCGTATTATAGATGAAGCGGCAACCAATACCTTATAATTATCACATTTAAGCCTTCTTAGAAGTCCTCGCATTGCTGGTGATTCAATATAGAAACATCCAATTGTTCGGCCTTGACTCAAAAACTCATTACACGCTTTTTCGTCTTTCGAAATTGTTGTGTCTTTAATATCCACAGTAATCCCCCGTTTCTCTTCAATAAGTTTTACTGTGTCGTTAATGGTACCAAGTCCACGCTGTGAAAGAATATCGAATTTTTCAAATCCCAGTTCTTCCGCCACATGCATATCCCACTGAACAATTGGAAAGCCTTTCGGCGGCATTTCCAATGCTGTGAAATTTGTCAAAGGTTCCTCGGAAATCAAAATACCGCAAGCATGCATACTTCGTTGATTTGGAAACTTATCCAGCAACCTTCCATACTTTTGTACTTTCTGTACGATTTCATCTTTAAATACCCGTTCGGGGTTTTTAGAGAGTTCGTCTAATTCTTCTTTCGGCAGACCAAATGCTTTTCCAACCTCCCTGATGATTGAACGATACTTGAATTCGACATTAGTCCCGCAGAATGCTACATAATCTTTTCCGTATCGATTGAAGATGTAATCAAGTATAATATCCCGTTCCTGCCAGCTCCAGTCTATATCAAAATCCGGCGGGCTTTTCCTGTTTAAATTAAGAAACCTCTCAAAATATAAATCAAGCTCTAACGGGCATATGTCCGTAATTCCAAGACAATAGGCGACAATGCTATTTGCTCCACTTCCCCGCCCTACATGCATAAAGCCCATACTATTGCTGTAGCGGATAATATCCCAGGTGATCAAAAAATAACCACTAAAATTTAACTCATCGATTACTTTCAGTTCTTTATCAATTCTGGCCTTCGCCTCCGGATGGTTCCTTCCGTACCTTCTTTCCAAGCCAGCATATGCCGATCGTGTTAGCAGTTTTAAATCATCCGCCTTTGTGCCTGTATAATGCTTTTTATTGCGTGGTGTTGAGAATTCAAACTCAAAAGTACATTGACATAAGAGCTTTTTAGTATTCTCAATTATTTGCGGGTAATGCTTAAATCCGTCCAACAATAAGTCCGGCGATATGAAATACTCCGACTTCTGGCAGAGTTCTGATTTCGGCAATAATGACAATAGTGTATTATTATCAATAGCCCTTAAAATACAATGTAAATTATACTCTTTTTTCGTTGCAAAGGTGATCGGCTGAAGAATAACCATTTTTGAAATGAGGTCCTTATATTCCGGTCTGATTAAAAGATTCAATTCCTCTAGTCTCATTCCTATAAATTCATTATCCTTCAGCGTTTCTGGTTTTTTTTGCAAAGAATAAATTATAAAATTATGCTCAAGAACCGGTCTTTCTGGTAGTTCAATACCATCACAATTGTAAGCCGTTAAGATCTTGTTTACTTCTCCCAACCCAGCAAACTCTTTTGCAACGGTGATATAAAATAGATCACTACCCTTTCGAACTTCAACACCTGCAATCGGTTTTATACCTTTCGATTCACACTTCTTTTTGAATTCATACACTCCGGTAATAGTATTAATATCAGTAAGTACAAGTTCGCTTATACCCAAAGACGCAGCCTGTGATACGAGATCGTCTATAGATAACGTTCCGTATCTCAGACTATGATATGAATGACAATTCAAATACATGCTTCTGATTTTAATGTGGGAAATCAAATCCTACAGCCCTACCGACTGCAGCACTACCGAACCTGTTCTTAATATTATCCATTGCCTGATAAAGACTCATTAACTCAGCCGTGTCTTCAAATAAATTCATTTGGTAGCTACCGTGGACCAGATCGGTGAATCTTAATCCAACGAGCCTTAATCGCATACGTCGGGAATAAATTTTATCAAAAAGCTCCAAAGCAACTTTGGAAAGTGTGTGATCAGCAGAAGTATAAGCAACCCGACATTGTTTCGTTTCCGTGTCAAAATTGGCGTACCTGATCTTAATCACTACAGTAGCAGTAAGCCACTTCTCTTGGCGCAGTTGGTGAGCTAGTTGCTCAGCCATTCCTGATATTAACCTTTTAACTTCATTAATATCCATTGTATCACTGCTGAACGTCCTTTCTTTGGAAATGGATTTTCTTTCTGAATATGATATAACCGGAGATTCATCAATTCCATTGGCTTTTTTCCATAAGTCAGTTCCATTCTTACCAATCATTTGCTGCAGAACTTCGACAGGCATTTCAGAAAGAGTGCCGATTGTTCTTATTCCAACTCTGGAAAGGAGCCTGAAGGTGGCATCACCAACCATGGGCATTTTCTTTATAGGCAGAGGATTTAAAAATGAATGAACCCCTATAGAAGGTATTTCTATATGCCCGTGTGGCTTAGATTCTCCGGTTCCGATTTTACTTACTGTTTTATTAATTGAAAGCGCATAGCTTATCGGAAGACCTGTTTCTTTTTCAATCTTAGCTCCCAATTCGTTTGTCCATTTATATGCACCAAAAAAGCGATCCATTCCTGTTAAGTCCAGGTAAAATTCGTCGATGGATGATTTCTCCATAACCGGTGCTTTCTCTTCGATAATTTCTGTTACAGTATGCGACATTTTAGAGTATAATTCCATATCACCCTTCACAACTCTAGCCTGCGGACAAAGCCTTAAAGCCATACGCATTGGCATGGCGGAACGTACTCCAAATTTTCTCGCTTCATAAGAACAGGAAGAAACCACACCCCTATCTCCACCGCCTATTATAAGCGGCATTCCGTTGAGTTCAGAGTTAACGAGCCTCTCACAGGATACAAAAAAAGTATCCAGATCCATATGTACAATCGAGCGTTCCATGTGTCAAAATTAGATATATTTTTAACCAACTATTACAAAATGATTGATATTTTTTGTATCAACAATTACAAGACAAAGCAAAACCTGCATTACGACAGAACTTGACGCATTAAAAAAGTTATCCACAATAATTACGGGATACCACATTCTGAATTGATATTTTTTTATAACTTTTGTGAAAACCAAATTATGAGAAAAGAGAACTTAATAAGGATCCGGAAGGAAAAGGGTTTTACCCAGCAGCAAATAGCGGAAATAATACCAACCGACGTTTCTAACTACAGTAGAAAGGAAAGCGGAACTGTCAAAATAACGCAAAACGAATTAGAAAAAATAGCAACGTTTTTAGATGTACCTATCGAACTTTTAAATGATGATAACCCAGAAGAAGAAAGTATTATGCTATTCAACAAGGAATACCTTGTTATAATTAAAAGGTATATTGCAAAGTTGGAAGCTGAAAACGTAGAATTGAGAGAGAAAATTGAGAAAATGAGGGAGGTTTTAAAATGAAATATAAAATTTCTTAGCTTGAGAAAACACTAAATAAAATCAGCATTCAATCACTTTTACTGCTTCTCAAAGGCAAAATGGACTAGCCCAATTTCTTCGTATCTTTGTAGTATATTAAATCATCAATATGGATATACCCCAATTTAAGCTCTCAATGAGTGTTTATAAAGATGAAACGTTCAAACTAAAAATATAGAAAATTTATTTTGTAATAACATCATATTCCAAATTTGAGATTTCTAAAAGATCTAATTTAAAAATATTATTACAACAATAAATTTTCTGTTCTAGCGTGTGAATGATTATATGATAACATAATCCCATGTTCATGATTAAAATATTCTTCATATGCTAATGCAGTAAATACACAACATTTCTCGGAAATAGGATAAAAAGTCTTTTTATCACAAGTTAGAATTACATCAACATTAGAGTTTTTGCCATTTTCTATAATCATCATGTCCTTTGTTATCCACTCCCTTGCCATCATAAAGTCACCTGTTTTAAAACCCATTGAAGCAGCGAATTCGTTTAGTTTTGATTTTGGCAAATATTCATACAAGTCGTGGTTAAGCAATAAAGACGTGTCAAGATCAAAATCAATAAATTCAACATTGCTGCTATCAAGTAATTTTATAATTTTTCTTACTTTTTCAGAATCGTTTTCTCTTGAGAGAATCTCAGATACAGTTATTGACGTAATAAGAAATTTTCTTTCTTTAGAAGAACTAGTTTTAGAACCAGATAAATATTTTATTAGGGTATGAACAAACTTAAATTTTATATCAGTAGAGCTACCTTCTACGAAAGCAAACAAAGCACATAGAATACTTGTGTCAATTAAAATGTTTTCCCAGTCACTAATTCTTTTTTCAATTACCATAAATAGAATTTAATAAATCATCCATTGTGTTAATGCCTTTTAAGAAGTTAAATCCTGAGGGTCCAACTTCTTTTAAATTATCTAATAGTGTATTTTTACCAATTACTCTAAAACTTATCAGTTCAGCTGAAAATTCATTTCCAGTATGAATTGAAACTTTAGTTCGAATTTTAATTGCTAATTTGTCTGTTCTATAATGGCTTTTTAATTGGAGATCTAAGTCGTTATTAATTTTTATCTTTTTATTATAACCATCAACAATAATGTGCTTCACATCAGAGTTTACTGTTTTTCCACCTTGTTCCGAAATGATTCCATATATTGTTTTTTGTTTATAAAAATATTCTGGCGTATTGTCTACAATGAGATGGCTTAATTTGGCAATTCTCTCACCTTCACTGTAAGCATTTATGTAAAACCCTTTTTTGAAGATTACATTTAAAGAAGTTGCATATTTTTGTTCCTCATTAGTAAGTTCATCTGTATTTAATTCTTCCATTCTCCGATGTAAAGAAATAAAATTTTCATTCTGAACCGCGTTTTCCGTTGTGAAATCCAATGCATAGCAATTCCCTCTGATGTTACTAAGAGTACACTTTGCTTTAGTCCCATCATCTATTGCACCATAAAGTGTTTTTAATAAGTCTGAAATAATATCAATAGAAATACCATCCTCAGCAGTTAAGCTGTGATTTTTGTCATCAATTTTTAAAGAAAATTTGAACATATTCTATTGATATTAAAACGCTAATTAAATAGTTAACTAATATTTATAATGCAATATACAAATAAATTACAATTGTATTTATGGCTTTCCGTAATCCTATTTCGAAAAGAATAAATCTGCCTCCGCTTTTCTCCTCCGGATCAAGCCATTCAACGTTTTCCCTCCCGAAGTTATATATTTTGTCGTGAACCAATTCTTGATTGCTTCATCTGAAGCTTTTTTATTGATAAGTGAAAACAGGGTATCTGAACCTCCGGTATTATATGTATGAGAAACTAACGCATCAAATTGGTTTTGAGTCAAAGCAACCTTTATTTTGCTGATCACTATTTTTTCATATACCGGAAGAACTGCAGCAAATATTTCCTGACCTTTTTCTTTTGAAATTGGTAAGTCTTTCATGGTTACTTTCTTTCCACCTGGATAATAAGTATTCCCATATCCTATAGTTGGTACTCCAGCTGCATCCAAATAAGGCTTAGAACTAAACCCTTCGAATGACAATATTAAATCTATTCCTTTTTTTGATGTTTTCATTTTTCAAGTATTTCGTCAATTATAATCTTAATACAGAACCCGCAACCGGCCCCAATGAAATAAAGTGTTAAATAGAAAAAGATGTTCGTCATAACCTGATTAGGTTGTACGAAACCCCAAAACCGAATCCAGGATAAAACTGATTTGCCCCCGGAATATAATAGTAACCGGCTTGAATACCGACTCCGAACCGTTTCGGCCGGACATCTATATTCTTTTTAAAATGCTCAACCCCGTTTATCTTCATATTCTTATCCGGTGAGGAAATATCTATGTATGTTTTTTCTTTTCCAAACAGCCACTTTCTATCCTGGTATTTAACCACATCGACAATCGCATTGTATTTGTAATCAATAGTACTATCGGCAGTGTTTGAAACAATCTGCATATATTTATTTTCATAAAATACACGGGCTTTTTTGTTGGCGTCGAGTTCGGTTTTAGTGGCCTTTAATTGACCTTCAAGAACGAACTTAGCCCTTGTCAGCTCATCAATTTTATCCTGAGCAATATTTAAAGCCGGAGCAAGGGTATCGCTTACGTAGGTTATATACTTCTTTGTAATATGATTCTCTATGACCTCTCCTTCTTTTTCTTCAAACTTACCATGTAGAGTACTGTCAACTTTATTCATCCATACTCTTAAATCTATGGAGTCCTTTTTTTTCTTATAGTCGCTGACTATTCTTTCATCTTTACTGGGTTTAAACCATCCTGTAAAAAGGTTTGCAGTTAACCCGATAACTGCTAAAACCAATATCGCTATAAATGCATTCTTTTTCATTTTGATTGATTTAAAATTTGTTTTGCTTGTTCTTGGGTTTTCTCTCTCAAGGTGCTATCAGCCCTTTTAATCGTTTCCTCCTCAATTATCCCGGCTTTCTTCAGCAGTTTATCTTTTAAGGCGTCCTTTTCTCCCCTCTCCTTTTCATACAGTTCCTTCCAGTACTGTTCAGCATCGCTGTTTTTATTTAAATTAATAAAATAGGTAATCCAGAACATAAGGAAAAAGACAGCAGCAACGAACGCAAGCGGATTCTTTGTAATAAGCTGCTGAAAACGCCCGATTTGATTTGTATTAGGATTCGCCATTTCATTTTATCGTGTTTTTATTATAAATTCTTTTATCATTATATTGTATTTGTAATTATGCCATTCACAACCGACAGAAAAAGATCGTTACCATCTACATCCTTCACCTTTATCGCTCCATTTCGTCCAAGCTGTCCCGAAACCCTTATTCCTCCGTTCGGGATGTCTAATGCTAAATTACCCCCTGTGCCATTCCTAGCGCTTAAACTTAAGCAGGTATGAAAGTGTCCATCTGCCTTCTCGTCTACTATCATTATTCCTGTTCCTTGATCTGCACCAGATATTTGAACTAATTTTTTATCTCCAATACTTTTATAATCTCCTGCCACAATCCAGCCCTTTGGTGTTTCAAGACCATTGGAGGTGATTGAGAAATAATTGTTTGTTAATACGCTTCCAAAAGTTCCAGCAAATGCATTTACAGTCCCCGAAAATGTACCGGACGTTGCATTAATCACACCTTTTACATCTGCATTTTCAGCAATCATTTTTCCATTATCAAGTACTTTAAAAGGCGCATCATTTTTGTGGTCATAGTCTGCTCCAGCGGCGAATCTTATGCTTTCTTCTCCTACGTCAGTAATTCCAGATATAAAAGCATTTCTTTCAGTTCCGTCTCCAACTTCTATTCTTTCACTCGTCACAACCCCGCCATCGATCGATGTGAATCCGTCCGAACCGTTCAAGAACTTGATCTTGGCTTTGATTTCTTGCGTATCCAGGTTGATTGTCATCTGACCGTCAAGAGAAGAAATGATTCCCGTCCTTATCAGTCCGCCATTTATTGTTGTGGTTCCTACTGTAATAGAAAGGACCCTTACACCATCGACAACTGAATGTAAAACACCGATTAGAAAATAGTAATCGTTTGGATCTTCATCAAAAAGCTTTTTATCCTGAGTAAAAACTATTGATGCCGTATCGTTGGTTTTGGAACAAGCGGCGTAAACATACCTGTATTGATCGTCCGGTATGGTGACAACGTCCTCCGGAATATTCCAGGTCTTTTCAAGTGTCTGGGAATATATTAATCCTGCATTTACTTTTACCTTATTCTTGTTGTTCTCAAACATGACAAAGAAGACAACGGAACAGCTTATCTGCTGGCTTTTGGCACCAACGGTGAGCATATTTGTTTCTATTGAATTCGGTCGGATGTTTTCTGGATCAAAATAACCGTCAGTATCGAAAACAAGATTTTTCAATTCTTCAGTAGTCTTTAGTCCTAGTTTTGAATAGTTTATCTGTCCTAGATTTGTTATTGACATTACGTTCTTAATCTCTTTGACATCCAGAATCAGTTGAGAGCTATAATTAATTTCATACGAGTCTGCAATTACGATTTTTGTCCGGTAAGGATTATAATCTCCACCTTGTATAAAATCTGTTGTAATTTGGTTGACCCGCAAAACCTTATCAACTCTCAAAGCCGAATCGTAAACTTGGATATAGTCGCCAATATCAAACCTTCCTAGCCCGATTTTTTCCATGTATACCGGATCCACTTCCAGATCATAGGACACTTTTGCGTTCTTATGCAGATCAAACTGTTCTAAGCCTTTCTGTAAAAGTTCGTTTTCGGCATTATCGATGTAAGTTTTTGGCATTACAATATCCAGTATAACATATTCATCACCCACTGCGAATTGAAATGCTGCAGCAGCTTCATCCGGAAAACTTTGCCCCTGATCATTTTTGAAAGGGATTATTTCAAAAGACTTTGTTGTATGATTATATCCGCCTTTTTTGATCTCGAACTCATATCCGGCAAGGTTTCCTGTATTGAAATGAACTTTTGCAGACGTTCCCGCAACCAAATATTTTGTAGTAACGCCATCAGCTTCCTTTTCATTCAGATCAAAGTCCATCGTAGAATCAGAAAACTTGAATTTCGTGTCTCCAAGTGATGTGATTTTACCGGTTCTGTGAGGATAAATATCATCAAAGGTTATTGATCCTTCTTTTAGTCCAAACGATGCGATTGCTGCCGGGTCTTCCAGGTAATCTGCTCCTGGTAGTTTTAATTTAGTGCTGAAGTTCCGGTATTCGTTCGGTATATTGTTTGAACCCCCGGAAACATAAAGCCGATTGATAATATCATTTTCATCTACATTATTTCGTGACAGAGAATAAAGCCCTTTGCCTTTTCCATATTCAAACTTAATCGGTACCTTCTTACCATAATCTCCGGTATTAATTACAAATTTTCCATTCTCAACTTTTATCCAGAAGTCTGTCTTGAATTCATTGCAAATCTTTTGAAGAGCAGAGAGACATGTATCATCGCCAAAAGTCAAAGTTTTAGTTTCTCCGTTGGTGAAATTTCCGATTTCCCAGCCAGTAGAAAAACGCTCCATATTGTTTTTTAAGCAAATCAGGAATGTTTCAATAGTGCCGATCAAAGGAAAATCTACGTCAGTTTTATAACCAACTCCATCAGCATTGAAAAATTTACAACGCAATAGGTCAAACATTAGTCCCTGTGCGACTATGTTATATTCATAATTCGAGTCACTTTTTTTTGAATATGTAGGTAATACATTGATTCTGTAAACAGAACCAAATAAGATGAAATAATCATTGATAAGTATGTCTAATTTTTCACAGGAATCTAATTTTATAGTGACGGAATCATCTGACAGTAAAACACGGTTCAATGAAGCCGTACTAACAGAGCGCTTTCCTCTTTCAATTAAATTGAAAAGGGGATTTCCGTTCCTATATAGTGTTATGTTATTCATTTTTATTTATTTTTGTTAACCATGAAAAAAATTTATCCAAATCTCAATTCCCTTCGTTTTATAGCTGCTTCATTGGTTATTCTTCACCATATCGAACTTTATAAATCTCTTTTTGGCTTAAAGAATTACTGGAACATTCCTTTCTTTCAGGTTATTGGAAAGCTTGGAGTCGTTTTATTTTTCGTTTTGAGTGGCTTTTTGATAACGTCATTACTTTTACATGAAAAAGACCTAAAAGGAAATATTTCAATTAAAAATTTTTATTTAAGAAGAGTTCTCCGTATTTGGCCTCTTTACTATTTAATAGTTTTCTTAGGTTTTTTTGTTTACCCATATATACCTTTTTTTGACATCCCTGATAAAATCATTTTCCCCAACGTTCTAACAAATCGATTTCCTAATATTTTTTACTTTTTAACCATTTTCGCTAACGTAGGAATACCAATCTACGGTGAAGTTCCATATACTTCTCAAACGTGGTCAATCGCTACTGAAGAACAATTCTATTTATTCTGGCCATTTATTTTTATTTTATTCCCTAAAAAGTCGATAAGAATAATGGCTGCTATTATCGTTGGTTATTGGATTATTAAATATTTACTGAACTACACTAACTTACCTTTAATCAATGGCAGGACTCAGGAAATACTAAAGGGTTTTATCTTTTACTTTAACATAAACTGTATGGCATTAGGCGGTATATTCGCTGTTTTAATCCACAATAAAAATTTATTTATCAATATCCTTTTTGAAAAAAAAGTTTTTTATCTTTCAGTGATTACAACTATATTGCTACTTATTTTTGGTGTTAATTTTGGTTTTTTTCACTATGATATTTATGCTTTTCTATTCGCTATAATTATTGTGAATCTTGCATGTAATGATCAATTTCAAATGATATTAGAAAATAGAATTACGAACTATCTTGGATCCATTTCCTATGGTATTTACATGTATCATTTCGTAGCATTAACAATTGCAATCAGAACAGCAATTTATTTTGATGTCCTATGGATCATTTATCCAATTACTTTTATACTTACTTTTATTATTTCGCATTTTTCTTATCAATATTTTGAAAATTATTTTTTAAAACTCAAGGCAAAGTTTTAAACCGGATTTATCACTGTTGGTGTGTCATTTTTTATTGCACCAACAGTACCAATGGCCCATAAATTATTTATTTTTTGCCCATAAACCCCAAGCGAATATTGATGTATCGTTGATTGCGAATTGATAATATTTACATTTGTTAGGTTTCCAACAACAAAAGAAGTTCCGTATATAATCCCTCTATACTGGTTGCCACATACTGCCACATTATCCCAATCATTCGCGGACGGTGTGCTGTTAATAAAATCTTTGTAAGTAATATTTTTTACAACAAATCCAGAAGTAATAATTAATCCCTGCCCATATTGCGCTTGTACTTGGCAATCCTCAACTATAATGTTTTCAGCTCCATTGAAATCACCATAAGTCCAACCTAATGCCTGATATGAATAACCTGTATAAGCGTCTGCAGCTGAAGGAATTGTCGCATCCAAAACAGTAGTG